GTAAGTCCAGGAATTAGCTGTTAGACCGGTTTCTGTTGGTGTAACCTCTCTTAACCTCTGTATACAAGTTTCAGCAACTGAGGTGGCATTCCGTAATTGTGAGGTTCTTCTAAGTAGCTTAAAATATCTAGTAGCCTTCCTATAATCCCCTTTTGATTCAATTGTAACCATAGGTCCTCCTCAAGTTTTATCCTGAAGTTCCCGTCTTCGCTCTCCTAGCAGCATTAACTTTATGATTATTCTTTAATGTGTTTTTCTTGCCCATCTTCTTAGGATTTTTATTATTTTTAATATTACAAATTCTTATTAATGTAAGTAGTCTATTTAAATGCCATTTCTGACAGTCTATAGGTATTTCTAATGATATCATCCAATAATATATTAGTTCACTTGTAATAGTTTCTTTCTTTTTTACTCCATGTTGGTTTGGATTCTTTCTTTCACTAAAAAACGTAGCGGTACTACTATTAGCTATGTAAGTTTGAACATCTTCCATGTTATCGTTTGACAACCCATTGTATACCAAGTCTGGTATCCTTTGAGTTATAGTCATACATTTTACATAGTCTAGCTGTTCCGCTATTGTTTTATCGTCATCACTTATAAATGGTTTTTTCCATTTGGCTTCCCATTTAGATATAGAGACTAGTGAATGCTCCAGCACCAACTTGTGTTCTTTAACGTTAAAGAATTCTTCTTCATTATAAAATTCTCTAGCTGGAATTGTAATACGAAGCATTCACATCACCTCTTTTATTTTCAATTTTATTGAGCTTCTTTTGGCAATGCTTTTTGTGCTTCTGCCGGAATAATACTATTCACGAATTTAGCTGCTGCTTTTGAGTCTGATGCTAATTCCACAAATAATTCTGAGTATGCTTCTGTTTGCGCAAACTCTTCTCTTGATTTTTCCGTCTTGATGAAACGACGTCCATCCTCTGATTTAACACCATGAGCATCTAAAATTAATTTCTTAAATATCTTTAAGATAGCTGGTGTATCTTCTGCTTCTACAACGGCTTTAATTGATTCTGAAAGTCCGCCTTTTTTACTCATTTCCATTTCTGCAATCTCTGCTTTTGTTAAGTTAAAATAGAAATCCTCTGATTGTTTGTTTCCATTAAAATCTGTGTACTTAATTGTTTTCTTTAACATTTTCCTGTTCTCCTTTAGGTTTTTTTATAGTTTTTCGTAATATCTTTTTGAAAATAAAAAAAGGGATGTAAGATACACCCCTTTGATTGAATTATTTCTCTATCTACTCTTAAATAGCTTCAATAATAGCAACGATTTCGTCAGGTGTTAATAAAGTACCTGCGTATAACGATGTTTCAATAGTTGTTAGCTTCGCAGCATCTATTGTTAATGAATTAATTTCGATATGTGCAGTAGGTTTAAAACCTGTTACTGCGATTGGAGTAGTAGTTAAGTCCCAAGAGAAAGTCATAGCTTCTGGGCTATCGTTTACTGATTCGTAAGCGCTTTCTTTAGGTGCTGCTAATGCTCCATAAATAATGTGAATTTTGTATCCTGCATCTGGATCTAAATCGTTACCGATTTTAGTTGTATAGCATAGTGCAAATGCTTTACGA